ATTAGACACAGTTGATAATGAGGTATCGTGTTTCGTGACGAGCGATCACATGATACCAGTGGGTGAATTTACTTTTTGGGATTGGGAGGACAATCTACTTTAACGTACTCCGCAGCTTTCTTTGGTGTTTTACATATGACATCACCACAATGATCCCTATTTTGATAAATAGAATTAATGGATGTTGAAATTTCGTTACATGACTTCAAATTCCAACGTCCTAACATGGGTTTTTCAACTTTTACAAAAAGTTCAAAAATCTTTTTCAGCATATCTTAACTATACTATACTTTCTTTTCAGTTTTAAATAACATTATCGTGCATTTTAAAATTGAATATTTATATTATTTTATTAATTAACCGAAACCAACAAATTAGTTGGAGAAGGCGAGGCCACCCATGCCCGACTGGATGCGGAGGACGTTGTAGTTAGTGGCGAACATGTGCATGGAGAGCGCGGTACCGGCAGCCATCTTGACGGCAACTTGCGCGTTATCGATGCGCGAGAAGTTGCAGGTACCAGTGGGCTGATGCTCTTCGGGCTTGAGCGCGAAGGAGTACGAGTACACACCGGGAGCGGGGCAGCCGGAGTGATGGTTGTACGATTGCACCTGGTTGAAGTACTTACCCTTCTGCTCCTTGAAGCGGTCTTGGCCGTTAAGGACAAGCTTGAAGGTCTCGAGCTGACCGGCATTCTCCTCAGTGAAAGCCTCGGTGGAGAGCTCGGTGGAATACATGGGGGTGCCGAGGTTGGAGATGGGCACGAAGCAGTTGGCATCAAGACCATTGGCAGTCTGGTTAGACTCGAGGGCAACCTCGGTGACAAGGTTCTTCGCGGTGAAGTTCCACAGGGAAGACTTCGCGGCGGTGTTGGAGAGCACCACACCAATTCCTTGACGGGGTGGTTGTACGAGAGGCGGACCTGCTTGGTGGTGGAGGCATCGACGTATCGGTACCGGTGTGCTGCACCTGCTCGATCAGGTATTCGTGACCCTTCTGGGCGAAGCGGCGACGCTCCTCGGTGTCCAGGTAGACATAGTTGGCCCAGACCTTAAAGACGTTCTTGTTGAGGAAGGTGTCGAAATCGGACGCGAGGTCGATGTCGATGCGCACTTCATGGTATTGCAGAGCAATGAGGGGCACGTACAAACCGGGGTTCCTGTTGAAGAAGAAGATCAGAGGCAGTACACAGCACCGGTACCAACACCAGTGTCCGCCGCAGTGGTCATCTTACCCCAAGTGGCCTTCTTGGCTTCGTCCAAGTAAAGCTCGGAGTACAGACGCCACCATTTCTGGTAGTGCTTGTCAATGCGTTGACCACCGATGGACAGTTCCACGGAGGAAACCGCACGCTCGGCGACCCAGTTGCAGTCACCAGCCTCCGCGGTGGCGGTGGTGGCGATCGCGGACTCGAGTTCGAGGTACATGTCACCGACGAGATCACCGTTACGGGCGACGGTGACGGAGACGCGACCGGAGTTGGCGGCAGTACCGTTGACGGTCTGCTCGATGTTCTCCATCGCGAAGTTAGTGTGGCGCTTGTATTTGGCCTGGTAGAAAGTTACCTCGGGGTTACCGGTAAGGTAGACGTCTTGGGCGCCATAGGCGACGAGTTGCATGAGACCACCAGCCATTTTGAGAGTTGTTGTACTCTATACGGAGAAAATAATTCCGGTTGAATGTGCGAAATTTCGCACTCTACTTTTTCTCAGTGTAATTCAAATGTCCACACAGCCTGAAGAAATTGAAGAGGGTGAAGTCGTCTCCGACGAATATGAAACTGAAGATGAGATTTCAGTAGATGACCAGGAAAATCCCGAGGACCTTGAGGACCTTGAGGACATGGAGGATGATGAAACTGATATCATTGGTTTGATGACTTCACTCATGGCTACCGAAGATGGTGACACGGTGTGTTCGGCACTCGTCGAAATTTCTAACCAAATGCGTATTCAAAATAAAATACTTATAAAGATTCTCTCAAAATTCCAAAATTAAGTTCTTGAGTAATTTAGTTAAAAGATAAATTCATAGTAAGAGTAAGCATGGAAGACACTCACTTCATCGATAAGGAGCCGAACAGGTATGAAGCACTGGCCGAGCTACAAAAAGAGCAAATCCAATCGATGAATGAGGAACAAATAATTGAGATAGTAAGAAAATTTGAAGTTTTCTGGGATCTTCAGACTGAAGATTATAGAAATGCGCGTGAGTTGGGGTACAGGCAATTCATTCATGCTGATAATTGGGACAGTAACAATAACCCAATTCCGGGAAGAATTGACATCCTGGCTATTAAGGGAATCCGAGAACGACAACGTCGTTTTATCATCGACTTGAAAAATCGGGTCATGGATCTCAAGATAGAATCTCGCGATGTAAATGGTGATGGAATCACTCTATGGAAACGGGTTAATAACGTTGTTAAACAGATCAAGGATGGTTATGAAAATATCAGACGCCATTTCATAGCATATGAACGTGTTGTCAATCCAATGGCAGTTCCGCAGGTGTCCTCAAGCTCTGACCCTTCCACTATGGATGAAGATGAGATTGATGATTGTTCCCCGTATCAAAAGTGTCTCCTGTATGCGCTCGATGAAGCGTATAAATCGGGGTACCGGCGATACAAAGACTTCTGCTGTGAAGAAATCAAAACCATAGATGGGTACTGCACCCGGGCATGGGTCGCAAAACAGGAGATTCAGACATTTGTCCGTAACATCGCACCGAAAGACGATGAATTCGCAAACTGGAAAACTTCACGAGTAGAGGATCAGTATACCGTGATGTAATTGAATACATTTCAAGTGTATCGACCCCCAATTCCCAGAAATTGAGAAGAGACGCCATGTATGGTCATTCAAGAATGGTGTTTTTGTAGGAAAAGACTGGATTCCTGATCGAGGGGTTCATGGTTGTCGCTTTTACCCATACGATAGTAAGGAGTTTCGTTGTCTAGACCCAACTATTATTGCATGTAAGTATTTCGATCAACATTTTGATGACTTTTCACATCTGGAGAGATGGCAGGATATTCCTACACCCCACTTTGACAAGGTTTTACATTACCAAAAGTTCGAACCCGAGGTCTGTAACTGGGCTTATGTTATGGGTGGGCGCCTCTGTTACGATGTTGGGGATTTAGACAGTTGGCAAATCATTCCATTCTTCAAGGGGATTGCGAGATCTGGTAAATCGACGCTCATTAACAATGTTTTTAAGCGTTTCTATGAGAGTCAGGATGTAGGAACTCTCGGAAACAACATTGAAAGGAAATTTGGTCTATCAGCTCTGAAAGATAGTTTCATGTTCATCGCACCAGAGATTAAAGGCGACCTCGCACTAGAACAAGCTGAGTTTCAGTCCATTGTATCAGGTGAACGGGTTTCTATCGCGGTCAAAAACAAAATAGCGGTTTCACTTGACTGGAAGGTGCCAGGGGTGCTCGGTGGAAATGAAATCCCAAACTGGAAAGATAATTCTGGCTCGGTACTGCGTCGTATTCTCCCATGGAACTTTACTAAACAAGTTCAAGAAGCGGACCCAAACCTTGAAAAGAAGTTGGAGAAGGAACTACCCATCATTCTACTCAAGTGTGTACGCGGATACCTAGACTATTCCAACAAATTTAGGGATAGGGATATTTGGAATGTGGTACCTAATTATTTCAAGCTGATCCAAAAGCAGGTGGCTATGGTCGCCAGTACTCTGACAAATTTCCTAGAGTCTACGAACATCGAGTTTGGTGCAGATATGTTTGTACCCCAGAAGTTGTTTATTCAAGTGTTCAATCAACACTGCCAAGAAAACAACCTTGGGAGGCACAAGTTTCACCCCGATTTTTACATTGGACCGTTCAGTTCAAGGGATGTTGAAGTCAGGAACGAATCCGTCACATACAAGGGGAGACTGTACCCCAAGCAACCCATCATTTATGGTCTTAACGTCATTGAAGAATCACTTGGATTCACAGACGAGTTTTAAAAAAAAATACTTGTACATAATAGTAATGAGTCGAGGAATTCGAGAATTCGTGGAATCCTCAGGCATCAGAATCGAGACCACCGGTCCTAGACATAGCCCATCACTCCCATGGCCACCATCCAGTGGTGCGCCAAATGTACAAGTCCCCCGTGAAGTAGAACTCGATCTTTTGAAAAGACAAGAAGTTCCGAACACACTACAGAGAAATATCATAAATGACAGGCGATACGAGGGTATGTTTAAAGAATTTGAGAATGACCCCCTCGAGAATGAATTCAATGATATCAATAAATTGTTAGAAAATGAAAAACAAATGTCTACACTATTTAATTCCCCCCCGGTACGTGATACTAAACAACTTTCAATGAGTAAACTAAACGTCGGTATGTTTAACGCTAATGTAAACAGCGGATTCGGTAAAGAACCACGAATAAACATACAAAATATTCTCAAAAAAAAACCTCTCAATAAAACCTTTATCGGTGAAGGTCTTTATCTAGACACCTTAGATATCAAGGGAATATATGGACGGTTTCAGACAGGTTATTCGCATAGTAAAGAATACGGTCCTAAGGGTAACATAAACAAGGACTATTTCAGTACTCAGATAATGTTGAGAATTTCTAATGGGGTGGAATCGCATAAGGTTACGTTTAATATATACAAAAATGGTAAAATTCGATTTTCTGCGGGATTTGTTGGTGAGAATATCGGTGTTCAACCGGAGCTAATCCGGAAATTCGTCGTTAGTCGTTACACGGAACAAGAGGCTTTCTTATATAATCCATTTGAATACAACAATATCAGTGCACAGTTTAGATTCAATGGTGTTTTTAAAAATCTTGGCTTGGCTGCCGCTCGATTCAGGGAGTATGGTATGACGAACGTAACGTATGAACCAGAACTCGGTCCATTCTTCTATGCGTACATCGATGATCACAAATACAATATAACCAAATCTGGTAATGTTCAGATTCTCGGCGGCAAAAGCCCCGAAGATGTATTAAATGCGTATAATCGTGGACAGAGTCTAATCGAAAAAATGAACGCCGCTGGTGAAATTACCATCACAGGGGTCTTCTACGAAGGTGATAAAAAGACACGCACCAAGGCCAAGGTGAAGCCCGAGACTAAAAAGAAAAAAATACTCAATGCTACCCAAGTTTCTGCGTTGAATATAAACAGTAAAAAGTGTGAACGCATGCCCAAACCTGAACTCATAGATTTAGCTAAGAAGTTGGGTGTGGTAGGTAAATTTGGAACACGAGAGCAGATTTGTGCGAAAATTCAAAAGTTAACTAACAAAAAAACAGTCACATTCAAAAATACCACGAAAGGTAAAAATGTACCCATCACTGGTAAGGTAAATACTAAGAACTTCCGGATCGGGCGAAAAATATGTGACCAATATCTAAACCCAATCTCGAACTGATCTGTAAAGCTATGAAAATCCTTACGATAAAAAGGATACTAAAATCAGCTTATGTAAGAAGATTGAAAATGCTCGTAATAATATAGCCGCTAAGCCGGTTGTTAAACCTCCATCTCTAATGGCAATCAGACAGAAGCAGAAAAATGCCAAGAATGCCAGTAATGCGATTAATCGACAGTTGAAGATGAATAACATAGAGATGAAGAGGCGGCTCAATGAAAATTCTATCCGCAATGATCTCGCCAAGTATTTTGGTGTCACATGGATGAAACGATACAAACCCAATCTTAACAATGATGTAAAGGTGGTTCAAAATGAGATTAACAAACTGAATAAAAAGAAGAACGCACTGGGAATACCTTTCAAGCGTGATATCAATGAAGTTAAACGAAGACTTGTGAGTCAATGGAAGATGGAAAGGAAAAGAAACCTCGAGCAGAAATATATCATGAATAATACGAATGTGACAGGTGTTCCGTACAATTTGAAGAATAGTTTCAAACTAGCACTCGCAAAATATATACTCAATAACAGAAAGGGTAAGATATCTAAAAAGGGGATTGATGACTATAGGAAATATTGGTTAAAGTTTAAATCCAATGTCATTTCAAATGTGCGTCCGAAAGGGATTAACCGAGCGGTTACAGCTCGGGTTGAAAAATTATAAAACATAAATTTAAAAACTTTCCTCATTCATATGAAAAATATACGGTTTCATATGAATGGTGATTTATTTCCATTGTGATAAGGAGTGTATTCACACCCTCTATTGCTTCTTCTCCTTCATAGCCGCCATCCTCTTCCTAGCCGAGAGACTTCTGTATTTCTCACCTTTAAATCGGCGGATAATTAAGATGACCGTAACGAGTGTTGCTATCACCGCACCAATCTTAATTAGTGTAGGTCTATTACCAGCCCTGACCTTATTCATGAAAGTGGGGGCTGGGGTAGTAAGGTTTACGGCACTGGCCAGTGGCTGAACAGTATTTGACATTTTATAGTATTAACTTAGAAAATTTTAACAAGATCAGAAATCTTATGAATGATGTTATAGAATTCATTATCACTTTTAACATCCTGAGGATTCACAATTTCCATTTCAATTTGATATGAACACTCTTCCTCAGAATCCATATCAACGCTGTCACCAGAAGATATGGTCATATCAATACTGAGGTTCTTCCGTATAAATGAGTGCCGTGTTTTGCTACGTTTCCTATCCATTTCATATTGACCATATGTTGGAATTTCCCTGGAAACACTGAAACGAACGTCGATTGGATCACATTTGAAATCCTCCTTGACTACATTTATCTTCTGGACCATCGTCTGTTCACCTGATTCTTCGTCAGATGTAATTCTTATATTATTCGCATCATTGTAGAATACATCAGCAACAGATGACTTCGTACTTTCCCACCCCTTATACTGTTTCAATCCCTTGAGAACACGATCCCATGTTTCCTTACCCATATTGGTATCGAATAGGGTACCGTTATGTTTACCGAGACGCAATCGACTTCAATATGTTCTTCACCACTCATCGATTTGAACGTGGGTTTAACCTTGTCATATATGGATTTAATGTCCATCATCGTCATTGATATATTGCGGCTTTCCCTTAACTGTTTTTTGTTTATGAATTGTAATGAAAGGTTTGATCAATAACGGAAACACCTGTTATTTCAATACAGCTGTACAATGTCTTTTGTATATTCCAGTTCTTTCAAACTACTTTTTAAAGTGTCCTTATACTGGAGAGTGTGAATTTACACAACTTTATTCTCACTTAGTTGCAATTTACTGGAAAAATGGTAAAGAAATGATAAACGTCAAACCTCTTCTCGAATCTTTTCAGAAAAAGTTCCCAAGATTCAAAACGAATGAACAACATGATGTCCAAGAAGCCATCTTATGTATCATAGATATCATAGAACGTGCTCGCCCAGACATAAAACCATGGTTCTATGGGAAGAAAACACAGGAAACCATATGGCCAGATGGAAAGTCTTCAAACGTAGAAGATTTCAGTGTACATATAATCACATCTTCGGGAAACGATATGGGTGAGATGCTTCTTAAAAGTACGGATTGGAATACATTAGAAAATTTCGAAGATAGTGGTGGTAAGGTGCATAGTATCGCTACAACTCGCATGCTATTTTCGAAACTCCCTCAGATTCTTATGATTTCTTTTGACACTAAAAGTAGCGTGAAGATTATTGAAAACATTCTTATCGATAAATATGAATATAACCTCATCTCTAGTGCGGTTCATGTGGGTGATCAAGATGATGGGCATTATGTTTCATTCGCTAAAAGTAGAAATAAATGGTTTTTATTAAATGATGAATCTACAAAAGAACAAACACTACCAGAAGAAGCTGGGTTTTACTTTATGGTTTACAATCTAAAAACTCCTTCATCTTAATATTCTCCTTGATATTGACGATGGTCCTATAAAATGTTCGTCGGTTATTGGGGTGTGTTTTGTCATACCTCCTCTTCAAGGGTTTCCACCACATCGGTTCTTCCCATCCCATATACATGCACTCTACAATCGCACCCTCCTCAAACCATGAGGGATCCTCCATTTTACCTGGTGGGATTTCAGATTCAAAAAACAACTTCCCCTTCTCTTGGATATATAACCTCCACGTGGGAGGACCAGGTGTATATCCAGGTGTTTCCCTCGTAGGTTCACGCTTCATCAAGAAATCCACCGTGTTCTTCATTTGGGGCTTCCACTTGAACATGGTTTCGTGTGTCCCTATACGAATGGGTTCATCTATCGGTGTAAACACGAGTCCATCGACTTCTTGTTTTACTGTTGGGAGATACTCATCCATAAATTGTTGGAAATCCCTCATATGATGAAACTCCTTCAATTGAAGGCGCCATTTATCTGATTTCATGTAGATAACGGGTTGAACTACACCAAACTTCGCATACCCGAGTCGGTCCAATAAATTGGAGTCCCATACTGATTTCCCACACACAAGCACGGCATCGTAAATCATGAGTGTATTCTCATACAGTTCGCCATCCAAGATTGTTCCATCATACACATCTTTTTTTAGATTGAGTGACACTTCAAACATCTTGAATGATCGATTCACAAATAGACATTTTTTCTTTCCCTCAAACATTAAAGCGACCATCATGTGTCTCTCACCATCTGTTTTTTCACACACGGTATAATTACCCTTTTTCAAAACTGGGAAATGTCTGTACTCAATCGAGATCGGTTGAGGTCCAGGGAAATAGTCTGTACTACCCCATGTAGTGTGAATAAATTTGACAACAAATTTATAAAGTGGGGAGTCCGACTTTATAGACATGTTTTATGATCGTATATAAACTTTAATTTACTTTTACACCTGCAGCGTTCAGAATGTTACTTACACATTCATGTGTATATGTTGTTGTCAACTTAGCTGCCGTAAATGCATATGTACGAACACCTTGTTCTGAAAACTTTTCAAACATCTTTGGATAAATTTTATAATTTCCAGTCTTCTTATCCTTTATAGATTTCAATACATTTTTGGTATTCATCATCCATACCCGTGCAGTTGTATGTGCAACCTGATAGATATCCTTGGAGATCTTCTTACCCACATCTGTGTCAAAGTGAAGTCCCATTTGAGATGGTGCTTCTTTGCAGTCTGATTTAATCTTATCCTTAAACATTTTCCAATCGATCCCCTCCTTTACACCTGGGAAGACGAGACAACCTACGGTATCATGAGGTTCGAAGATCTGGTCGAGTGACTCATCATCGACACGATCCGAATCTATAACACTATACGGTCATTGTTTTAAATATTTTGACGGCTCAGCTTTGCGTATGGGTCATCTATCACATATGTAATTTCATTATTATATTCTTTGGAGGCATCTCATATTAAGTCTAAGAATGGCATGGAGTGTTTTTACCGAACACGATTTTGAACGAGTGGTTACGATGGTAACGAGATTCATGTGTTATTATATATTCTAAGCCTTAAGCCTATCATTAAGGCATCCACCGAATGGTAAGTTTCCTACGTGCCCGAGTGTTGTGTTTACATCCGCATAAATTTTACCTTCGGTTTGCTGCCACCTTCTACAAAATGCATAATCTTCAGACAAGTATCTGCGAGTCACTGGATCTATCATACAATCGAACGCTGCATGATAATCGTCAAAGTCCCTATTTTGGTGATCATTCTTACACCAGAGTTCTGGAAACTTCTCCTCTAGGGTCTTAAACACTGACCGTTTAATCATCATGAAACCAGTTGGACCGTCCAAAATTTCTATAAATCCATCTTTGATTGGACGATTCTGGGCTCCAAAATTGATGACAAGACTTGACGAAAGCATAGACATATCACGTTCATCGCCATTCTTTACTGCTTCAGCTGCTTGATCCCACATGACAACCTTCTTGGGATAACACGCCACTGACAGGTCGTGTCCAGATTTGACGAGACGAACGACAGCTTCGGGATCAAAATGAACATCCGCATCTATAAACATAAAATAATCACAATCAGTTTTCTGCATGAAACGACCGACGGAAACATTCCGAGCCCGGTGAACGAGTGATTCATTTTCAGTAGTATCAAGGTACATCTGAATTCCTTCCTTTATGAGGAGGAGTTGAAGCTTGATCATACTAGACATATATTTCTCTAAACATAATCCACCGTAGCATGGGGTGGATATGAATAATTTGGTCATATATTAACTATGACTTTTAACCTCTAAGTGTTTTTTTATAATAGTTTCAATTTTATTCAATGTTGGTATTGATACAGCACATTTTTCACACATTTCCGTTTTGGAAACTTTGGTTTTCAAAACCATATAGATAATTGAGGAAGCTACACTGTTTGGTGTTTTACTCATGAGTTCTACACAATCTTCCACGGTATTGCACATATTTATACATTTCAAACGTTCTTCTCGAGTTACTTCAAATGAATTCAAGAGTCGATTCATAACATCGAAAGCTTTCGTCACATAATTCTTCTTTGTCGCACCCATGATAATATCTTTAAACATTTGGGTAGTTCTACTAACATCTCTAGATTGAATTCCAAACATATCTGAAATTTCTCTAGTCGTTCTAGAAACCTTTGCGAGACGACACGCGTACAGAACACAATTTGCTTTGATACCGAGACGCACCGCACCCCGCGTAAGTTTCCCTCGTTGAATTTTCTGTACATCATCTTCGCGTCTTTCAGTACGGCATCTGGGAGTGTGTGACACGCCTCATCGATATCTTATATGCGTGAAATAGTGAGCGATCTCGGTGATTCATTGACATGTGAAAATTGATTTTAGCCATACGTTTATTTTCGTATGTTGAAGATCTTTGTGTAGAAATAACTGTTCCCTTTCCCCAATTTTGAGAAAAGAGTTCAGGGTTTGCATTTGGGTTCCCACATCTAGAAGGATCGTTAATTTTTCCATCATCGGTCACACCGCTCGTCCATTCTGCACTCTCATCAATAAAACGGTCTTCGATTAGACCACATTCTGAGCACGTAGGTAATCCTTCACGGGAAAATACCTTAACCCCTGAGCATTCACGACAAAAATTTATATTCACTGGCTTTTCTTCATTTTCCTTTGTATTTAGTAATAGACGGTCTATGTCAGACCATATAGCAGCCAGCATCTTGGTATGATTGTCGGTGCTTTTTTTAAAAAACAAATTACGCAGAAGTACTTAGGCGTCGTATGTTCGTTTCAATCAGATCAACAGTTTCCTTAAAACTTTTACCACCTGAGGTCGTCGGCTCCCATGCATTCCATTCTCTATCGATAGCCTGATGCCCGGGGGGTAATGGGATATCTTGACCAACGATCTCACTATCTGATACAACAAACCCTTCAAGGTCAGACCCATCATCACCACCTTCATCGTATATATCACTATCACTATCTTCAATGTCTATTTCTGAGTAAAACGCGAACATATTCATGCCAAGAGGCCTCAATTCCAGATCCTCAAAAGTGGTCCCAGACGGATAATGTTCTGTGAGACTTTCGAACGGCGCTGGACACAGTTCACCCTCATCTAATTTATACACACATGCAGACTTATATATAGAATCAGTTGGGTTGAGATATCTCAGACCAAGTGTATTCCCGGTATTCATCCCAACAACTCCGTACATTTCATCTTCTACACCGTCTTCGTTAACGATCAGCTTGACGATATCATTCTGAATTATATCAGAAGGAACAATCATGCTTAGAGTTTTCGGACAAAAAATAATCAGGGATAATATCACAGATGAGAGTTACTATTTATTCGAAGGAAGGTTGTCAATACTGCGATCATGCCGTATCATTGTGTGAATCAGAAAGTTTAAAATATGAAAAAATTATGATTGATAAAGATGACCTAAATGGTGTATGTGGTGGTACAGTTTCAAGTTACCCTCAAATATTTATTGATGATCGTCGTATCGGAGACTACTTCCAGTTTCAAGAGTACATCGAAGAAGAGTACGAACCAATGTTAGCATCCACGCTTAACAGGTTTACTGTCTTCCCCCTGGAGTATCCCGATCTCTGGGAGCTCTATAAGAAGGCCCAAATGTCCAATTGGACTGCTGAGGAGGTGGATCTCTCTAAGGACCTTGACGACTGGAAGACTCTAAACGATAACGAACGAAAATTCATAAAGTACATCCTGGCATTTTTTGCTGGTTCCGATGGTATAGTTTTTGAAAACATTAATAATAATTTCGCCAATGAATTGCAGATATCTGAAGCAAGGTCATTCTATGCGTACCAGTGTCACAATGAAATGGTTCACGGTGAAACATACTCTAAACTTATCGATAAGTACATCAAGGATCCCACTGAAAAAAAACATTTATTCGAAGCTATTCAAACTGTCCCATGCATCGAACGAAAGGCGAAATGGGCTCTAAAATGGTTTGATACAAAAACTAGGTCATTTTCTGAACGGTTATTCGCGTTCGCATGTGTCGAGGGTATCTTCTTCTCTGGTAGTTTCTGTGCCATTTACTGGTTAAAAAAGAGGGGTCTAATGCCGGGTCTCTGTTTTAGTAACGAACTCATCTCGAGGGATGAGGGTCTTCATCAGGAGTTTGCCGTCGAAGTTTTCAAACTCCTACGTAACAAACCTTCTACTGATACAATTCACTCTATCGTAAAAGAAGCTGTTGAAATTGAAAAGAACTTCATCATAGATGCGCTTCCATGTAACCTTATCGGTATGAATGCGGAAAAAATGTCAGAATATATCGAGTATGTCTCTGACAGGCTTTTGAAACAGATCGGTGTCCCCACAATTTGGGGGTCTAAAAATCCATTTGATTTTATGGAAAATATAAGTCTAGACGGTAAAACGAATTTCTTTGAAAAACGAGTAGGTGATTACGGGAAAATGGATGATACATCTGACGAAATCGGCTTCGATGAAGAGTTTTGAGAGTACTGTAAATGCTTGTCATTTTACAACCAATTGACATGAATTGATTGTAAAACACAAAAGTGTCATTCGAATTTTAAATTAGTTGAATAAAGTACCTTCAGATTCAATACCTTGGGGTTCTAACTGGAGACCACTGTCACTCATCTCTATATGAGGTTCCGAGAATTCGGGTTGGGGAGCATCTACCTCAACCATGGGTATTGCGGACTGTATGACAGTCCTAGAGCCTTTATTCCCTTTCTTATCACAGGGTGATTTCCTGTTTATGTTCATCATACCCCATACGACAAGCATGAATACCACTGAATGAATGGCGAGACCCAAAGTAGAGGGGCATCCGGTAGGGGTGGCGATTCTAGAACCCAACACTCTCCTGACGATACGGAAGGTCTCTGGGTTGGCAATCACGAAAAAGGTGAGAGCGGAAATGATAGAGATGACAAGTTTATCCTGCTGTTTTTTACCGTTGCACCCGCAACCACAATCTTTAAATAAACCCATCTTAATTACTTACTATAAATTAACAAAAAAAACCTACTTAAAGTTTGATCGCCTAGTATAAATATAACCAACTACAATGTCGCTCTCTATTCAACGCTCCTCCGATTTCACTACTTCTTCTGTAAACTTTTCGAAACTTCGTAAAAACAAGAATGGCGGCAAGGCCGTCTATCTCAACGCCGGCGACAACAAAAAGCTCTACATTCAATTCCCTTTCATGCGCTCTCCATATGGCCTGAGCGCTTTCACTGATGAGGGTACTGGTCGCACTTCTTACTCTCTCGACCTTTCTTTCGACCCCGACAACACCGAGGCGATGGAACTTCATGACAAGCTCAAGGCTCTCGATGAGATCATCGTAAACACAGTCGCCGAAAACTCCAAGGAGTGGCTCGGTAAGGAGTTTAATGTTGAGGTTCTCAAGCAGGCTCTCTACAAGCCTATGGTTCGCCCTGGGAAGGAACAATATCCATCTACTATCAAACTGAAGGTTCTTACTAAGCCTGATGGAACATTTGTTCCTGAAACCTACAGTATCCAAAAGGAACAGGTTCCACTGGATTCTGTCGAGAAGGGTCAAAAGTGCATGGCCATCGTCGATTTCAACCAGATTTGGTTCATTGATAACAAGTTTGGTGTCACTATTCGTCTCCAACAGGTTCTACTCGAGCAGTCGGTCAAGCTTCCCTCATTTGCTTTCCAGGGTCTCGATCTACCCTCGGATGATGTTGATGAGGATGAGATCGAGGAGGTCGACGAGTAAATAAATCCAATTCCTTTGGAATTGTCTTCCCAAAAAAAAATCCCTTCTTGGTAAGTTTAAAAAACTTCTTACCAATAAGTAAGTATGTCTAATAAGAACATTGAGAGTAACTTGAAAAAATTACTCAAAGGTGAGAAGGCTTGTATACCAGAACACTTCTTGAAAGTTCCTGTGTACAAATCACCAACCCTCCGCACTGGTAAGGGTAAGCTACTGAGTGAAGGTCAATTTGGTAAGATGTATCGTGGAAGCATTAACGATAACGGTCGTCGGTACGTTGCGTACAAAGAGGTAGATACATCGGGTAGTGTTGCTGGCGCATTTGAGTTTGAATTCAAGGTTGCCCAAAAATTGAAGGAATTTGCGGTCCCAGAGGTCTACCTTTTTAAGAAGTGTCCCATCCAAGATAAAGAACCCCAAAGAATACGAAAAGGGGGGGAACCTGGTTCCAAGATGGGTCATTTTGTCCAACCAACAAAACGCACCAAACCCAAGGATATTCTTTATATGGAACTTCTTAATGGTGCGTCGTTTAATTCGTGGTGGCAAACCAATCCATCTCTCGATGCGATGAAGTCTGTAATCACACAGGTTTTTGATAATCTCTACCGAATTAACCAAAAATTTCCAACCTTCCGTCACCGAGATTTACATGGAGGTAATGTGATGGTGAGTTCAAATGATCCCACCACCCAATACACTTGGAAAGTTGACGATAAAAAGTATAAGCGTACAAACGCTGGTGTAGAAGCGCATATCATTGATTTTGGTTTGTCTTACTGGTCCGATCGTATGAAAAACCCAGAAACAGCTCGTGGTGGATACGAGGGTGCGGGTATATACAAGGATCGTCCGGGTACGATTTACTATGATACTCATAGGTTCTTGTATATCATTTATGTTAAGGTGAGAAATCCTGGGAATGCTAAGGAGCGAGCTATTAGAAATTTCATCGAAGAACTCATACCTAACAAAGAGTACTTCGAGTATAACGGAAAATTCACCAAAACTGGGTATCTGGTTAAAGACACTTTGGCTAAGGAAAACCTCCCCACCTTCAAGACTATTTTGACACACCCATTCTTAACTGATGAGAAATCACCAAATAGACCAAAGACTCTCACGGAGGCTCTCAAAATGATCCCAAGGCTAAGACTCCTCCCAAG